CAAGAGCTACGGGGAAGCCAAAGCGCGAGCCCTTCGCCTCTTGGACTTGGACCCGCGCCGCAAGGTCGCACAGATCACCGGGTTTGTCGGGGTAAGTCTGGACTTTTGATTGCCGCGCCGCGCCCATATCCGCCCGGGCGCGGCCACCTTGCCCCCGGCGCTTAGGCGTCGGGGGTCTTTTCCGTTCCACCCGCAGAGCGCAGAGCCGCAGAGCTCCGCTCAGCGTTGAGCCGCAGAGCATCGGCGCAGAGCAGGCGCAGAGCATCGGCCATGCTGTCAGACTCGATCAGCGCGGGGCCGCAGAGCAGGGCCGCAGAGGCCGTAGGAGAGGGCGCAGAGGCCCGCCATATTTTCACGTAGGGTGGGTGCGGAAAGCCGCAGAGCACGTATGAGAGGCCACCGCATGAGGCCTGCCGCGCATGCCAAGCAGCCTGTTGCGGGCGCAATGACGGGGCTCCATTATTTGCGGATTTCAGTTCGACCCAAAAGCTCACCCCGGGGATACAAATATGCACGTCAGGAATACCGCCGCCGTGGCGGTTCTCAATCCTCGTCGCGTGACACTTCGGGGGCAGAGATTTCCGCATATTTGCCCACACCCTTGCTTCTGGTCCGGCCACTGGGCACCTCTGTGTATTCGGCATCGATGACAAAAGCCTGCGGGTACTTCTGTTGCAACTCCGCAAGGCGGGCGGTGATCTGGTCGCGCGTCATCTGGTCGATGGTGTTGATGTTCTCGCGGCGATCCACTGTCAGGCCCCCGAGGGCCGATCTGATCTTCTCCGCGTTGATGGCGGCAGAGAATTGACCGCCGTCCTCGGCTGCACGGGACAGCTTGTAAAGCCGCTCAAGCTGGCCGGACAGCGTGACGCCGTAGAGCCGCTCCTTTTCCTCGCGAAGCTGGGCGATGTATCGGGGGATGTGCGGGAAGTCACGGCCGTTGAGCAGCTTCGAGGCGATGTCACCCGCCGAGGCTACGTTGTACCCGGCCTGACGCGCACATTCGGACGCCGTCATGCGCCCCTCTACGTACTCCTCGCAGAATTTGCGCTGCCTGACGGTGATCTCCCGGCCAAACTCCTCTTCGAGCTCGAGCTCAGCTTGCGACTTCAAGAGGGGAGCCGGATCGACCGTCTTGTCAAACTTCGCACGGGGCACAGGTCCCGGCTTTTTACGCTCGGCCATGTATCAACCTCCAACTTGTGGTATTCCCACAACTCTACAGCGCCAAAAGCGGGCTGGCAAGGTGGGGCAAAAGTCGAGTTTCCCTTATAGGCCCGTGGCTCCCAGCGTCATTTAAACCGTTTCAACAACGCTCAGGGACAGGGCAGGGTAGAGAAGTTGCTGACTATTTCCGCTTGTTTGTAAAGCCGATACGTTCAAAAAACGTGTTTGTAAAGGCTGGAATCCCTTATTTATAAGGGTGAAATGACTGTCCTTTACGCCAAAAAGTTTTTTTTGTCCCGATCAGCGTGAGCTTCACACTCACGCTGGAGTCTACGGCCGTATAAGGGAAACTCGCGAAGCACCAAGGTCCGAGGCCCGAGAGTCGAGTACCAAAACCACACCACACCCTTGACACCCAACATATCTCCTAATAACTATTTCCTAAAACCTAACAAGCCCGGAGACTGCGATGTTCAAGTACCCCCTCAAGACCCCGCTAGAGACTAATATCGACCGCGGTTTTACCATTTGGCAGTGGGAAGAGCAACAAGCTGCTGCGTCCAAGAACCCCACTGAGACGGTTATGCTTGGGGGTCGAGACAAATCGATCCTGCGTTTGGACTACTCCATTCTAGAGGAGCTTCAGCCGAACGACAGCGTGTTCATCCCTCCGAATTACAATATTGCACAAGTTCGTGCGGCGGCGTTTGGCAGGGCCAACAAGTTTAACTGGGCGATTATGTCCCGCAGGTCTGTTGAGGGTGGTCTTGTTGGCATCCGCATCTTTCGCATAGCCTAGACCCATGCTTCTCCTAATCTCCTCCGACCACCGCATCCCTGCCAGCAAGGCTTTGCGTCGTGCGCGTCTTGAGCATGGCGGCGACCTGCCTCCGCCTCCGGGCTTTACCCACACTGTCGAGGTATTGGGCGACGACCCCACGCTTGGCTTTGGCGCTGTCTTGGACGCCATGGTGGCGGGGGAGAGTGTGTTTGTCCCAGTGCCGAGGACCGAGGAGAACGGGCATCGGTCCCGGATCATAAGCGCGGCGCGTCGCAGGCAGGTTGCCGTGTTGACGCGGTCGGGCACTGAGGGCCAGACGTATGGCATGCGGGTCTGGCGCTTATCCTGACCCCTTGACACCCTCACTTGTTTATTTTACACAAGTGGCACCTTCAACCTAAACCAAACGGAGAACCAACATGCCTGACACCATCAACCTAACCCTGTCCGTCGCCTACGCGCAGGTGATCATCGACTGCCTCGACAACGACATTGAGCTGAGCGGCAGCGGCTATCCCAATTTCCGGGACGTGGGCGAGATGACCTTCTACCTGCGACGCGCGGAGCTACGGGAGACACTGTGGGCAGCGATTCGGGAAGCCAACGCTGCCGAAGAGGACGTGTACGTCAACGCTTGCGACGACGAGAACTGCGAGTGCCGCAAGGCCAGCGTGTTCCCTGACAACATCCGCAGCGGCTGCGCTTGCAAGGAGGCTGTGTGATGCACTGGAATTACCGCCTTGTAAACGCCCCGTCCGAGAACGGCGGAGAGGATTGGTTTGAGCTAAAGGAGGTGTACTACAACGACGATGGCACCCTGATGGGGTACGCTAGCGCATGCGTCGGCGGGGAGACCCTCGACGAGGCCCGCCACGTCTTCAACAAGTACATCTTCGAGGGGGTGGGCAAGCCTGCCCTGCATGAGGATGACTTTAAGACCGCAAGCTTCAAGGAGGTGGAGTGATGCGCTGGCTGTTCATCTGGATGAACGAGGACCTCAACCTGTCCTACGAGATTTATTCCTGCCCAACCAAGCCTGAGGCTGCGCTGCGGTTCAAGGCTGACCACCCTGAGGACTTCGCCTTCGCAGTGATCGGCGGAGAGGACTTTGGCGTAGAGGAGTTTCACGCATGAGCGTGAACAAGACCACCAACATCAACAACTGAAACCTGAGGAGAGAAGACTATGGCTACCGCAAAGAAAGAAACCACTGAACTGCACATCGAGCGTCTCAAGCAGGGTCGTTTGACTCTCCGCATGGTCGGATCGACGCCGCTCTATTTCAACAGCATGAGCGTGAAGGCGAAGCGCGACCTTTTGCTGGGCGGAGGTCGCAAGACCAAGGCTGAGCGTGTGAACCTCAAGCACCACCCTGAGCAGGAGTTTCGGGACAGCATGTATCGCAAGGATACGGGCGACACCTTGCTGTGCTTCCCTGCACCGGGCGTGAAGGGTGCCATGGCCACGGCGGCGCTGGCGACGGCAGGCATTACCAAGGTTGACGTGCAGCGGCTGATCTTTTTGCCGGAGATGCACATTCAGGTCTGGGGTACGCCATACCTCAAGATGGACGTGGTCCGGTCGGCCGACATGAACAAGACGCCGGACGTGCGGACGCGGGCATACCTGCCGCGCTGGTGCGCCGAGGTCACGGTGGCATTCGTCCAGCCCACGCTCAACGCACATTCCATCGCGTCGATCCTGACCAACGCTGGCACGATCATCGGGATCGGTGACTTCCGGCAGGAGAAGGGAAAGGGCTCGAACGGCTGCTTTACGGTCATGGGCGACGAGGAGACATCGCCGCTGTGGGACGAGCTAATGAAGGAAGCGAGGGACGTGCAGCAGCATGCGTTCGACAACCCAACCGCTGCCGATGCCGACACGGCAGAGCTTCTTGGGTTCTACCACCAAGAGGTCCTGCGCCGGGCGGCGTGAAAGAAAATTGCGGGGGCGGGCAACCGCCCCCTGCGGTCAAGGATGGCGGTCTAGGTTCGGTTAGGTCGGGTTCGGCTAGGCTGGGCGGTCAAGGTTCGGCACGGCATGGCATGCTCAGGCATGGCGGTCTTGGCGTGGTCTGGCGCGGTGCGGTCAGATCGGGTTTGGCGGTCAAGTTGCGGTCGGGCACGGTCGTGTTTGGTGCGGCTGGGCGTGGCGGTCCTGTTAAGGCAAGGCTTGACGAGTCAAGTCGTGGAGCGGCTGGGCACGGCGGTCACGGTTAGGCACGGTCAGGCTAGGCGCGGCGGGGCGCGGCGAGGCGGTCGAGGCATGTCATGGCGTTGGTTGGTCATGGCACGGTCAGGTCTGGTCAGGCGGTCGCGGTCAGGCATGGCACGGAATGGCACGGAATGGCGGTCAAGGCAGCGTTAGGCATGACTGGTCGAGGCCTGTCGGTCAAAGGTCCGAGGCCCGTGGTTCGAGAAGCGTGATCCACGGGCCTCAACATCAACAAAGGAGAAGAGAATGTCAGGATTTCCAAGGAAAGAACGTCAGCGGATCGTTGACGAATACTTGCAGGCCACGGGGCGCAATATGTTTGTGCCGGGGGAGTTTGTGGATTGGCTGAAGGAGCAGCCGGACCACGAGGCCTACCCGTGGTTTTATGGCATGGGGGACAGCGAGGCTGCGCGTCAGTATCGCATCGACCTTGCGCGGCGCATGGCCAGCGGCCTGCGGATCGTGGTGAGCGAGGCCGAGACAGAGACGAGCACCATCGTGGTGCGCGAATACCCTGCCTATGTGTCGCCTGTCAGCGGGCGCAAGGAGGGCGGGGGCTATGCGCCCTTCGATCCAAGGTCCGAGATCGATCAGGCGGAGTTGCGGCGTCAGGCTGCGGCGTCGCTGGCGGCGTGGCTCAATCGCTATCGTGGCTGCGCCGAGAACATCGGCATCAGCGTCTCTGCTTTGGAAGAGGTGGCCGTGGCGCTGCGCGGGGTGGAGGAGGCGGTATGACCCACCTTCACCCACGCTACAAACCCTGCCCGGAGTGCAAGGGCCAAGGTTCGGTGCTCTACGAGCGCGTCTACAGCCACAACTACGGCCGCGACGTGGGCTTCATCGAGGAGTACGAGGACGCCTGCGAAAACTGCGGCGGCACAGGGCAGATCGAGGACGATGGATACGACGAAGAGGAGGGCGAGTGATGGCTAAATGGGAACTGGACTGCACAGCCGAGAACCAAGGTCCGAGGCCCGGGGAAATCCGCGTGGTAAACTACGTGGACGGTGAGACGGTGCCTGTCGATGCCTTCGGCAACAAGGGCAACCCCATCGCCCTGTTCAAGCACCGCATCGAGCAGTTCTGGAATGGCAAGTGGGCACCCATCAAGGTCTACCACGACCCGGGGAACGGGAAGCTGGAGAGGATCAAGCAATGACCAAAGAACCAAGGTCCGAGGACCAAGACATCTTGGTCCGTCTGGACACACTGTACGTGGGCCTTGTCAATGTCGGGCTGTGGGGGTCGGAGATCGACACGGTTCGGGAGGCGATAAACGAGATCGTCAACCTGCGGATCAAGCTCTTCGTGGCGCAGGCTCCGAAGGTGCTGGACGAGGAGACACCGAAATGATGATCGGAGCTACTTTTGGCGACCTGCCGTTGTACGCCGTCTTCTATGACCCACTCTGCGAGATAGCCCTGATGAAGACGTCGAGCAGGACCGCCAGACTTGGCGGCAATGGTGCCGTGAGGTGGTTCTCGAAGGGAACCCCAATCATCTGCGACACCAGTGAGGTGGACTATGACTGACCGCACCTTCATCCCGGAGGTCTACGGCGACTTCTATTCCCTGCTTCCCGTGGAACAGATGGGCCTGCGGCCCAAGCACATCGAAAATACTAAGACAACCCCCCAGTCTAAGGTTTATCCCAAGGCGGAGACCAGCGACTGGTACAAGCAAGGCAAGGAGTGCCCGTTTTGACGAGCCACGAAGAGAAGACAAAGATGATCGAGGCGGCGTTTGATCGCCTGCCCGACGACATGAAGCCGGACGAGTTGTCTGCCCTGCTTCTGACCGTTGTGGACGCCTACATGGGCGACGACAGGTCGGTTGCCCTGAGCCTGCTTCTGACCACGACCATGGTCTACGCCCGCTCGATTGGCATGCCCGACAAGAAGATGGCCATCGTCCTGCGGGGCGCGGCCGAACATTTAGAAGAACCAGAAACCAAGAAAAAGGTACACTGACCATGGAAAACGAACACGACAAGCGTCTCGCCTTCGATCTGGCGGACATGCGCGAGAGCGAGGTTCTCGTCTACTCTGTCTCCTTCTCTGGCAATGCCTATGGCCGAGACACGAGCGGCAAGAACCAAGGCTCGATCTTCTTCCACAAGAGCCAGACGGAGATGTTTGACATCAAGCCCGGCGACACGATGCGGGTCCGCTACATCCCCAACTACGAGGACCGTCGGCAGGACGTGCCGTGGCGGACGATCTACATCTTCCCGACGCAGACCCATCATGAGGAGCGCGGGATCGCAGAGCTTGTGTCCGTGCCGCCCCCTGCGCCAGAGCCTGCCAAAAAGAAAGAGATCGGAACGTCCGAGTTAAAGGTTCTGGTCAACGACTTGGTTCTGGAAGGGCAGGTGTGGACAAGCCGCGAGGTTTTCTACGCCATCTTCAAGAGGGACGTGGACTACAAGGTGGCCGAGGACAAACTCATTGCCGCCACAATCGGCAACCACCTTCGTTCGTTGTGTCGGGCCGGGAAGATGCACCGCATCGAGCTCTTCCGCCATGACGTGGACAGCGCGCATGCCGTCTACTTCTCCGTCGATCTCGACGCTCTGAAGCCGGAGGGCTACTGACATGTTCTTCCTACGCAAGAGACAAGAGACCATGCCGCACCGTGACGTGCAGGCGGAAGCAGCACTGGGGATCAGTAACGCGGCGTCCGTGCTGCCGCCGAAGCGGTTCATGGACTTGGTTTACTGGGCCATCATGACCAACAGACAGATCAGCACCGAGGACATGGACGCGCTGGCCAATCGGCTGTCGCGGGCGGCTTGGGAACGGGGGCGGAAATGAGAGACTTTTGGGACAACCTCGTGCCGCTGGCGCTGATCACTTGCGCCGCCTTCTTCATCTACGGGCTGGGTCAGGTGATCTT